GGAATGCAGAACCAATAGAAGCAATAATAGCCTCATCAGCAACATCACTTGTTAATACAGCTTGTGCCGCAGCATCTACTATTTCAAACTTTACAATTCTATCAGTAGAAGCTCCTTGGCCTGAATCGTTAGATCTTGGATCTTCAATTACAATTGCAGTAGCTCCAGACTGAAATCTAACCATATCAAACTTATTTAAGAAGTCAGGAGTTCTTACTGGAGAACCACCTGTTCCATCAATAAGAATTTCAAATACATCATTTACTGCATCAGCAGCAGCCCATGCAGTTCCTGAAGCAGTTGGTGAGTTCGTCCATGAAGTATCTCCAGATACCCCTTTAACATAACCTGTAGAAAATGATGGTGCGTTGTATCTACCCATCACCTTCCA